ATGCCGTCAAAACCCAAATACCGCGAAGTCGCCGAGCCAGCGATATCCGCAAACCAGCTTGCTGAGTATCTGACTGCAACTCCCCACGGACGCAAGCGGATTATTCAAAGCGCGCGCTGGCAGTCAACCGCGGTCGTCGCGCGCTATAAGCACGCACGATCCGCCATTGCCGGTTGTCTTTGCGATGCGACGAAGAGCCCTAGCACGTATGCTAAGCATCGATCTGCCTTGGAGGATAAGCTCTCAGCAGCGACATCAGGATGGGAAAAGACCGATCTTGAGGCGTCGATCGAGGCATTGGACAGATATAATGCGACGTTGAACCAAACAGGCGCGAACAAACTTGATTGCACGGCACTGACGGGTTCGGTGCCGCCCTTACTTATCGGGGGCCTAAAGGTCCGGGTCACACCCGACGTCACCATCGCGAAAGACGACCCGAAGGCGCTGGACCCGCGCGTAGGCGCCGTTGTCACGATGATTGCCAAGGGTGAGAGTTCCGGTACGAAGCGCGCAGAGAAGGCAAAAACGGCAGCTGTGCTAGTTTGGCTGTTTGCAGAGAAGCATCTGACGGGAAGGGGCACACCCGACCGAAAGCTATGCTTCTCATTCGATGTCTTCGACGGCAATTTGGTGGCGGCGGGCGCCAGCATCGCCACCCGTATCAATAACATCACCGCCGCGTGCGAAGAAATCGCTCATGGGTGGTCGAAGGCAAGCCCACCCGACGATCTGGACGGCTAGGTCAAGCCCCGAACTCCGGCCCTTCCTCATCAGGATAGAACGCGTGGGGATCGTAGACCGGTCGCGCCGCGGGCCGCATCGGGCGAGACTGCGCGGACTTCGGAGCATCAGGGGCCGGGTCGAGCAGGGTAGAGACACCGCCTCTGAACCGGATACGGATATAGGCCCCGTTCCCGTTTATCGCCTGCAAGACGGCGATCGTGCGGCCCGGCAAGACTGCTCCCTTAAATCTTGAGGTATCGATCAGCAGTCCTCGACAATGGCGACATTTGAATAGGATCGGCAACTGGGGGGATCAGACGTAGCAAGCGCGATCACCCCAGCGACGAGTGCAAGGGCACCAGTGTATGCAAGAGTCAGCTGGAGGCCGGTGGCACCGCGATGATCGGGATCGGGGCTGCCAGCGAATGATGCGATTATGAAGGCAATGACGCCGAAACATACCAGGGGAATAGCAATCATGCTTCCCGTTTCCGTTGTTGATGATCGTAATGCAGGGGCCGCCGCTAAGGTGCCACGATCAAAGGTAGACGCGCCATACTAAATCGGCGCCAAAGTTGCCCCAGTGCGCCCGGCGGTCGCTAGCAAGTTCCTCGAGCTTGCCTATTGGATCACCAGCCCAATACGCTGTGATCTCGCGCCAGGCTGCCTGACTGACATCAACGGTAACATGATCGCCGAGTTCGCTGCGGGCATTAAAGCGCATCGCGCCATCTACAGCCCAGCGGTCGTTCGCTCTACGACTTATCGTGAGTTTCATGATCCGTCTGCTGCCCTTCAGGGCGGCAAATATCAAGGCAGAGCGAACCTGCACTTCCTACCTAAGCCCGTTCTGCTGCCGACTGGAGCCCCCGGTTGGTCTAATATCATCCTGCCGTGGATTAATGCCCGGAACGAACTGCCGCTCCTGACCGCTTGAAGAAACCAGGAGAACAGGCATGCTGACAACGTTGCGTCCTGAGATATTAAGCGTTTCGGCAAATGAAGGCAGGGTTCTCATAGATGCCCCCGGCCTTGCAGTCACGTTAGATATTGAAACGGCGTCATTTCTTTCGGACGAACTACTTGCAGGGTGCGCTTCGGCTCGTCGCCAACAGCATGCGACGATCGCTCAGTCAACGCACTTGGGCCAGTCTAAACCGGGGTAAACAGGATGGCCATTATCTACCGGAGCCGCCGCGGTTCGCACCGGGCGACATTGCACGGTTTACCCCTCTTTCAGCTGACCAATAGGCAGGTTTGGCTGACCGCTGGAAAAATCCTTGCGACGCATGCTGAGATGACCGCCGATTACGTCCGTGACGACCTTGGTGACACGATCGGGCCAAAAATAGGGTTCGAAAATCTGCGTCGGATTGCCGCTGCCGTTGACGCGATCGTGATGGTCGGACCGCATATGCCTAGGTGTTAACGAACAGATTTGGCGGATCGTCCGATTCATTAACGCTTCAAATCTACGCCCGGCGCGGTGAGGGATGCCGTGGCATGATTGACTATGAGCGCTACCTGATTGAGCTCGCCCTGACCGTTCTCCAAGAGGTAGCCGAGGCGCCGGCAGCGGAGCAAAAACCGTCAAGCGGAACTAGGCTAGCCCTTCGAGTCCTTCGTCCTCACTGTCCTGATCAGTGGCCTCTTACGCAATTCTGGAGCGGCATCAACGCAACAGATGACATGGTTCGCCCGCAGATCGTCAAAGCATCGTTGAACGGCATAATCCATCAACTGGAGAAATCGGGCGCTCGGACCATAAACCGGTAGGCGTAGGTGCCGGTAATTTAGCGCATGCCGTCGATCGAGGCGGTCAGTTCGTTTATTGATATAGATTGCCCGAACCGTTCAGGGACGCATAGGCTATGTGGATGATGAACGACCGCGAAGTCTGGCTAAAGGCGATGGCGATCGTGGAAGTGCATGGCACGATGGAGGCCGCTCCGATCGTTGATACAATCCTCGATGTGCTGGGCGACGAGCCCCACAAGAATGATTGGGCGCGTGTCGCCGCGGCTGTCGACGTAATTCTGGAGGGTCAGGCGCAGTGAACGCAGGTCGCTTTGTCAGCTTCCATAATCGTTGAACCGGCTGGCCACCCCGGGAGGAGATGACCAGCCCGGTCATACTTACTGCGGCTTTGTGGAGCTCATGCTCCCCTGAGTTGCCGGCGTATGGTTCATGGTTGCCGGCTTCGATGCTTTGGCCTTGGGCTTCTTCGCCATCGCCTTATCGCCGTTCTGAATCTTTTTTCCGGAAACGGCGACCTTGGCATCCGATCCTGTTGGCGAGCCGGCGCCAGTTGATCCAGTTTGCTGGGCCATCGCGCCTGTGGCCATCATTATTGCGGCGATACCGATACTGAGCTTCATCATCATCGTTCTCCTGCTTGGTCCAGAGGCAACGGGCGACCTGTTCCTTTGATCCTACAAGATGGCGCATCTTAACTTCGACGAGTCGCTTTTGATCCGCTCAAGCGCGGCAGTGACGTGGCTGAGGCTAGGAATCAAAGACCGTCCACAGTTTTCAAACGCCGCTGCTAGCCGAATCGTTCTCTTAATGTTCTATGTGACGGATGGCCGATCCCGCCCCATGACCCTAGCAAATATGCGCGCGATCGGGATTCGGACCCTGTCGGTGCTCTGCCGCTGCGGCCGAGAAAGGGAGGTCGAAGTCGATTGCTTCAACGGCGCCCTCGTCGTCATTCGCATGCATCAGCACTTCCGCTGCGGAGAATGCGGGCAGCGGCCCCAGTCCGTTCGCCCCGGCCCTATGGGGCGCAACGCGATCGGGGGAGGTAGCGGGCACTGGCCGGGAGAGCGAGACCCGCTCTACCGGCCGGGTGATGAAGCTCTATTAATGCTGTGATTCCGATCAAGCTTTGCTGCGTCGCGATGGCGGTCGGCGGTTCGAGCGGTTGGCGAGCAATAGAGGAACCCGCTTGCGAGGACGGAGAGCAGGTCGTAGCGACCACCGGTCTGGGGGAATCTGCAATGGCAATTTCGAGCGCTAATGCGTCAGTTCGGGATCCTTATTGGGATCAGGTAAAGGGTATCGCCATTTTGGCGGTCATCACGATCCATAGCTGCTATGTTGCAGGCTTGCCCCAGAATAGTTTTGCCCTCAGCGCAGTTTTAGCTTGGCGGCAGATTGCAAACTTCGCTGTTCCGGTATTTCTAGCAGTATCCGGCTATCTTGCAGGACGTAGTAAGAGTCCGAAAGATTGGCATTGGGTGTTTAGGCGACTAGGTCTGTTGCTGCCTGCGTACCTGTTTTGGACGATAGTTTTCGTATTGCTATTTCATCGTCGTGATCTGATCGATCCTGTCAAGATGATGGAGCGTCTGTTTTTTGGAACCGGTATTGGCATAGGATACTTTGTCATCGTTCTTGTGCAGATGACATTTTTAACGCCCTTAATCGATCGAGTTCATAAATCATATTTACACGTATTAGCGATGATAACTCTGACGGTCTTAGGAATATCGTTCACGTATACAATGCAATTATACGAGATTGAGCCGTTCAATACCTTCCCTATGTCTGCACTTTTTTTCGCAGTGTGGTATCCTTTTTATCATCTCGGATATTTCGCGGGAAAGCGCGATTGGAACCCTTCGTCAAAAGCTGCGCTAGGCTTGGCGATCATCACGTTGGCGCTGAGCTTCGCCGAGGCATTCTTCTGGAAAGGGACACTCCCGGCGTTCGCCGCCTCACAGACGAAGGCGACATCGCTGGCTTTTTCGCTATCTATTACCCTTCTAATTTTGGCTAACCGAGACGTTGCTGAGCGCCGTTCGGTGGCCTTTCTCGCTTGGCTGGGACGCGCTTCGTATTTTGTGTATTTATTTCATCTAATTCCGGTCTCTCTGAGCAAGACGATTGCTCACAAAGTCGGCCTGCCAAAGTTTACATTGTCAGAGATGTTGTTTGTAGCCATGGCCACAATCCTGATTTCCATATTGGCGGCGTTTACTGCTCAAAAGACGGTGCCGAGCTTCGCCAAAAGGTGGGTTCTTGGATAGAAAGTCAGCGAATTATCGTTTTCGCTGATCGACGATTTCGTACCACGTGCCGCTGACGAGCTTTAGCGTGTCGTTTTTCTTCAAGAGGATCGGCGAACCGCGTGCCTTGATACGGGCGTTGATACGGGCAATGATCTCCGGCGTGGCGAGGGTAATAGTGCCGTTGCCTTTCCGGTCGACCAGTACCTCGCCCACATCGAACCCACGTGGCGCAGCGACCGTCATCGGCGTGTTCACCGCATAGCCCTTGACGTCCATCGCGCAGGACTTGCCCAGGGAGAGCTTTACGTTCGAAGCTCTCCCGCCATCGTGATATCGAACGAATGGAGTGCCTGCAGGGACGTCAATCACGCACTCGTCGATGTTGATCACGGCATTCGGTCCCAACGAAAACAGCGCCTGCTTGCCCGTCGATCGGAAGGTCACGCGCTTAGCGGTCAGCGAGCCCGCGCCCATGCCGTACTTGCCATCGTTGCGCGTGCTGGTCTCGATATGGACCTCGGTCGGGTTGATGCTCTCGATGCTGGTCGCCGTGTGCATCGAATACCAAAGGCGGAAGCTCTTCTTGTTGCCGATCGCAGTGACCCGGTCGAGCAGGTCATTGCGCGCCTTGCTATCGTATCCGCCATCGGTGCAGCCCGACAGCACAACGTCGCGCAGCGTAAGGCCGACAAAGCCCCACTCCGCGTCGATGCAATCGCCCTGTCGATATTTGCCGTTCGCGATCGTCGTCCAGTCGCGGATCGTGGTGCGCTCGATCAGGAGATTGCGGCCATGTTCGGCATAGATCCCCGCAGGGAAGATCGTGTTCGCCTGCGGCTTGACGCCGCTGAACACGCTGTTGCGGATCGTGATGTTGGCGCTCTCCTTTTCGAGATTCACCCCGCGCTGGCTGGCGGTGATCGTGGCGTGGTCGATTACCGTGCCCGACGGGTCGCCCTTGTTGTCGTCGAACCATCGGTAGGCGCCAGCGGACGTGTACGGCTTTTCGGCTGAACCGATGCGGGCGTTCGGCTTTGGAGTGACGCTCGAGGCCGCCAGTACGGGGGCGGCGAACAGGGTGGCAATAAGCGCGATGCGAGCGGGCATTCTTCCAATTCCCTTGCGTTGACAGTGTGGAGCGATCAGGAGCGGTGACCCAGAAGGAGCGCTAGATGATCGAGTGGATTGACCGGATGCTGCTTGCATGCGTCGAATGGTTCGAGCGCGAAGCCAAAGACGCTTGGGACAACCAAGACGATAGCGTTTGGTAAGCATTACAGCGCGCCGAACACGAGGTTATCAAGATGGGCACCAGACCCGGCGCCGAAGCCTGAGCCGCCCGAGGCAGTCTGGAACCGAGCACCATAGTTCAGACCAAGGCCGCCAGTTTCGTCGGTTGCATCCGTTGCGGTGATTATCGGGGTCGTGTCCCCGTTCAGATACACTCGCTGGAAACCTGGGCCGACTTCGAGGCGCAGAGTGAACGACGACCCAACGGTGGCTGCGAACGTGTAATTTGTACCGAGGATCGTCGCGGCGCCAGCGACTAGCTTCTGGAGCGAAATGTTCTGCCCGTTGTAGCGAGCGAGATACCCCGTAGTGCTCGTCGCGCTGTTGTTGTGGCGCAAGGCCAGCCCGGTCGCCAGGTTCGTATTATTCGACAACGCGATGAACGTGGCTTGAGCGTACACGCCGTTGCCCACCGCTACCTGCCCATAGCTGCCAATTTCAAAAGAGCTGGCCGCGGTCGGGCCTCTGAGCGCGTTTGTCGCAGTGATGGCCGATGTATTAGGCGACCCCGTTCCCAAAGTGATGGCACGCGTCGACCAGAGCGCACCGGAGGCTGCGTCGTTGAAGTCGTCCGTCCGCAGTACGCCTGGGCCGCCAGCACTTGCAGCCATAACGACGTCAGCAGCAGCAAACGCCCAAGGACTGTAGGTCCCGTCGCTAAACTTGGCGCGAGCCTTTATCCGGTATGTGTTCTCGGCCATGCCGGTGAAGCGAGCAGTGGTAGCTGCGACATCAGACAGCGCAACGACCATCACCCCGGCAACTAGAGCATAGTAATCGTAGCTCACCGCCCCAGCAGCAGCCGTGAGGGACACGTCGATAATACCAGAACCTGGGGTCGGGGTAGGAGATGTGACCCCTGTTGGTGCGGTTCTAAGGTTCAGCTGAACACCGTCCAGAATGGTGTTCGCATATGCGGTGTGGCCTGCGTCATTCGGGTGTAGACCATCACCGCCAACCAAAGACGTTTGGTTCAGCGTCGCCTCGTAGACAGGCGCGTAAAACGCACCGAATTCAGTAGCGACATCCTTTACTGCCTGCGCGTGTGCCGCCAGCCCGGCCTGCGTTTGTCCGTTAAAATCGGCGTCGTTCGGGTTGTTCGTCAGATAGTTGTCTGAAACCCAGAACGGGGAGGCGAGCGCGACCGTGTCCTTCGTGTACCCGCCAACGAACCAGATATTCATGCATTCGCGTAGATCATTCTTGAAGCCGGCCAAGTTGATCGACGCAGGTGCGCCCATATACCTTTCGTCGTTTACGCCATACGCACAGACGAGGAATGCCCTCTTGCCCCCTGCCAGAACTGCCGACGTACGGTCGCGCCCGTTGTCGGTGCGCGGAAGCCCCGTTTTATCGGGGTTGTTCGTCAAGAAGGTGCTGCCGATCCCGGCGTTATACACCGAGGCGCCGAGGGCAGTCGCTACAATGTTGATGTAGCGCCGACCGGACGAGCTGGCCCCTGCACCTGCCATCATGCTGTCGCCGAAACCTGCGATCGAGGCAAACGATAGCGTCCGGAGCGTGCCCGGTGTCGGCGTAGGCGTTGGCGTAGGGGTAGGTGTTGGGGTGACGCCGCCAGGGATCGGGCTTCCGATTGCCGCGAGCAAGCCCGCGGCCGCTCCGACCATTACCACGCTGTAGGGCAGGAAGACCCGGCGCGTCGCGGTGCCGGGGCCGTGCTGAAGCACCACCTCGGTCAGCATGGTCGGATCGAGCGCGCCGCCCGCCGACAGCGCACCGGCCTCGGCAGGGTTGGCCGCGGCGGCAACGCCCGCGCGCACCGCGGCTGATGCGACTGCGTCCTCGACCGTGAGGCGCGCGGGACGGCGATCCGGGAACCGGGGGTCCCAGAGTAGAATGGTTTTCATCGACGATTTCCCGTATCAAGAGGGGCGAAGTTAGGATCTGAAATGAAGCGACGCGTGACGGTGCAGGGGCGCCATGTTGAAGTGCAGATTGACGAGACCTCGCCGGGCGTATGGACGGCGAGCGCAGAGCATCGCGGCGAGCTCCTGAAGACCACCGGCCCAGCGGCAAACCGCGCAGCTTCAGATTGGCGGGACGCGGCCAACGAGATCGAAGGCAGGCATTACCTGGGCCAAGCCTGAACCGCTAAACCGCGGCGCGCATCACATAGGGCGAGGTCGGCACGCGCGTCTCGGATGGAGCCCTCGGCGTCTGCGCTGTTCGAGCTACCGTCTGACTGCCGGCGTACCGGCGTCGCCGTGCAGGGCTTCGTCGCCTCCATCGGGACTGGCGGGATCACCGGCGAATAGTTCAGCGTCGAGCGCGTCGATCCCGCGCACGCGGTCAGCAGGCAGACAGGCAGCACGGCCAGCATCAGTTTGCGCATAGGTCCTCACGGTGTCAGTGGATCGAAGAATGATGGGTTCGCGATTCGCGAGGCGGTCGGCGAAGGTCGTCAGCGCCGTGGTTTGCTGGACCGCGAACCGCTTTTCCGCCGCAGCGCGCAGCTGCTCGGCTTTCGCAATCTCGGCAGTCCACGACGCGCGTTCGGACTTCAGCGTGGCCGTACGATCGGCGAGCGTCTCGCGGGTAAAGAGCAGCGCGACGAGCAGGCCAATCATGGGGACCGTCCACCAGAAGCGGCGCAGCAGGGCGAAGCCCGCCGCCCAGGTCATGCTTCGTTCGAAGATGAGGGGACGCCCGCGGTCGAGGTCATCAACCGGGGCTTCCCGATGACAGCACGCCGGATCGGCCAGCGCCGCGCGATGCACCGCGACTTCTCCAGCCGCATGATGCTGACCCGGTCGCCCTGATTGCCGCCGAGGACGTGGTAGCTGGTCTTATCCTCGCCGAGGTAGAAGCCGACGTGTCCACCACCCGGTCGTTCGAAGACAAGAACGGCGCCGGGTGCAATGCGATCGGCCGCGATGTTCGCGCCCCACGTCGCCCAGGCCTTCGCGCGCACCGCGATCGGCGCGGCCGGGATGCCGTCTTCGGCGAGGCAGTGTGCGACGAACAGCCCGCACCACGGCACGCTGTCGGCGTTGTAGAGCATGCCCAGCGCCTTCGCGCCGAGCCTCTTCGCCCACCCCATGATGGTCGGGCTGTTCGCGGCCCCCGGTGCCTCGCGGGTACCAAGAAGCGACCGAGCATGGCGAAGCCACGCCGGCTCTGATGCCGTCGTCATGATTTTTTCCTTCGATGTGAAGCTATTGGTCGGATTGGTCGTTATCGACGCGCCTAGCTAACCCTAATCGGCTCGGGCCGGCCCGCCAGAACCCCTCCCGGTTGGGCGGGCCGTTAGAGTTTCTTGTCGATCTCGCGCAGGGTCGCCGTCATTTCAGCGGGAACCGCTGGCTTGCCGGGGAGGGCGGCGTCGAGCGCGTCGATGGCGCTCTGTCCGCGCCGCTTGAAGAAGGTGATGATTCCGGTTCCGATCGCGCCGAGTGCCCCCCCGGTGCCAAGCGCGGCGAACAGGTTGACCTGCTGCTCGGCGATCCAGACCGCAGTGACGAGCATCGCGATCCCCGTCACGATCGCGTCAAGCGCCCAGCGCTTCGGGCCGGGAGTGTCCAGCGTGATGAAGAGCCGCACCATGAGGCACGCGAGAAGCCCGACGATCATCGACCCGGCTGGAAAGCTATACCCAAGGAACGACCAGATAACCGGTACCGATACGCCCGGTACCGCAGCGATAGCCCCCTCTCGCATTACCGCAGCCCGACGGCAGCGGTCGCCATCAGCAGGCTTACGACGAGGATCGCGATCGGGCGCCGCAGCTGCGGCCAGCGCGACCACATGTCGACGGGCAGGGGGGCCTTGCGCAGCTGGAACTCGAGCATTGGTTCGGCGAGAATATGCAGCGCCATCCAGGTGAACCCGAAGCCGACCGAAACCGGATCTAGCCAGCGCTTAAGCTCCGCGACCCGCTCGATCGTCTCGGCATCGCCCGAGCTCCACGACCATAGGCTGATCGCCTCCGCGCCGCCCCGGGTCGCGACCGCGCAGCCGGCAAGGAAGACGATGATGCGGTAGAGGGACACCGGGTCGGTCGGATGATCGAAGGCGCGGCATGCCCAGATGCGGCGCGCCTGCTTCCCGGCCATCATCAGCCCGAGGCACATGGCCGCGGTCATCACGAACAGGTTCCAGGCAAGCAGGCCCGGATTGTCCGCAAGCGATGGCGGCGCGAGCGCGGCTGTCGACCGCATCGCCTCGCCGATATAGTTGCTCGTGGCTGTCGCGGTCATGGCTCAGGCTGCCGCGCGCAGATAGATGACGATCATGTTCGGCTCGCCGGTGTCGTCGGATCCCAGGGTCATCTGGCTCATCGCCTTGCCCGGGGCCATGAGCGCGATAACCGCGTCGACAGCTTCTTGCTTAGGGGTCTTTGCAGGCACGTCGGTGCTCTTGGTCGACTTGGTCGCCATGGTCGTTCTCCTTCGTGAGTATCGTGACGGCCGGTCAGGCCGACCAATTCCAGTTGATGACGGCAAAGACGGTGCGCTTGGCGGCCGCGGTCGGCGCTGCCTTGATGTCGCGCTTTGCCTTCTGCGAGATTGCCTCGATCCGCGCGTTCTCGGTTGCCGATGCGTTCATGCCAGCCTCAAACCGGGCAAGGACGGTCGACAGGGGCTCGCCGGTCAGTGCGCTCTCGGCATACGCGAAGGGATATTTCTTCTTCTTATCGACCAGCGTCAGCGCGTTGAGCAGGCTGGCGACGATACCGCTCGCGGCGATCGCCTCGGCTGCCTTCCGATTATAGACGTACTTCTTCGCCCCGCCCGCGGTCAGCACCGTCATCTGGGTCGTCTCGCGCCGGGTATCGACCTGCATCAGCAAATCAGCCTCGACGCGCACGGCATCCTCTACCGCGGTGCGGCCCGACCACGTCCAGTAATAGTCCTTCGACCAGTAGTTCGTGGGCAGCGGCACCAGCCGGTCGGCGCTGTAATGGTTGAGGCTGTCAGGCGTCACCTCGCCCTGGAACTCATTGCCGAGGAACAGCGCATGGGTGTGCATTACAGACGCTCCAAGACGTAGCTGAGCCGGAAGCTGCCGGAGTTTCCGGGCTGACCCGATCGGGTGTGCTGGATGACCAGCGTCGCGGCGCCCGCGCTCGCGTTGGCGATCAGATTCGAGGATGCGGCGAGTAGGTTCGCATCGTTCAATTCGCCGTCTGAGTTCAGAAACGCGTTCTTGTCGAACAGGGTCTGCGAGGTGCCGTTGGCGAAGTTGACGGTCGCGATGACGCGGGCACCGAAAAAGCTCCCGCCGGTGTTGTTCACCGGGTCTGTGCCGGCCAACGTCAGTCGGAACTTGCCGCCGGCAGCAACGCTGATTGCGGAGGACACGACGACGGTCGAGCCCGTGCCAGAGTTGGCGATGTTGATTGTCGCTGCGCCGTCGCTGAGCAGAACCTGCCCGGCCGCGCCGTCAGCACCTGGGGGGCCTTGCGGACCCTGGGGCCCTTGGGCACCATCCGCGCCCTTAACGAGGGACCATGCGTAGGCTGCCGGGTTGCCGCTGTCGGCTACCTGCTGGTCGACATAGAAGCCCACGTACGTCCGGCCTGCCGGGTTATCGAGGCTGAAGTCGACATTACCGTCTGCAGAGTTGGCGTACGCGATGTGGATGTATGTCGGCTGCCCGTTTGCCCCGGGCGCACCGGGCGTGCCGTTCGTGCCGTTCAGGCCATCCGCGCCCTTGACCAGCGACCACGCGTAAGCCGCGGGATTTGTGCTGTCGGCGATGGTCTGATCGACCAGCGTCCCGAGATACGCCCGACTGCCGGGCGCACCGGTCGTAAAGTCGACAGAGCCATCGGGGGAGTTCGCATAGGCAATATGCAGGTATGACGACTGCCCATTGGCGCCGGGCGCGCCGGGCGCGCCGTTGTTACCATTCAACCCGTCCCGGCCATCGGTGCCCACGGTACCGGCCGCGGTGAACGTGATGTTCGTCGCGCGTGGGTTCGACGAGGCCATTGCCGCGACGAAGTAAAGCGGATCGGGCTGCCGGCCCCAGGCGAACGTGCCGAACTGAACGCCGTTGGCAAAGTAGCGAACCGTCTCGCCGTCGAAGTGGAGCTTATAGTTGTTGTCGACGCCCGTATTGACCACTGGCCCGGCGATGATGCCGTTGCCGTTCACTCGCGCGTCGACATACCCGTCCTGCTGCTGGAAGATCGAGAACGTGATGCCCTCGAAGCTGGTGCCGCTGGTCTGCGCCACGCTAAGCCCGATCATCGCATTCTGCGCATTGGATCCAGCGGGGATAGTCCATGTCGCAGCGGCACCACGCGCATAACTCTCGATGCTATGCGCGTGAACAGAACCCCATCCGCCATCGGGCGGCATGCCACGGATTTCAGAACCAGAGACATAGGTGCGCGGCGTATCGCCCACTAGATTGACCGCCGGCGCAATCTGCGAGCCGCCGGTGAATGTCAGATCTTCAAGGCGACAGATACTGGCCAAACTGCTGTCGAAATAATATGTTAGCCCCCGCCCTACCGCAATTTGGCGGCGCGGCACGTCGTCGATGAAATAGGTGATCGTACGCCCGTTGTAATCGATCCGCAGCCTCGTGGCATCAGCGACGCCACCGAAGCCGAATGCCTGAACGCCGCTTTCATAGGCAAAGAGTTGAACGCCGGAACGATAGAATGCGTAATCCAGACTCATGTATGATGAGTCGGTAAGGGGGTCCGTATTGAGGCCCGCCATGATGTCGCCACCACCGGAACTTGTAAGGCGAAAACTTACCGAAGCGGCGCCGGTATAAGCGCTTGTCGAGAACGCATCACTGTCCCATCCGCCTTCATTGTTGCTCCGCAGCACAGTGTTGCCGACCACCACCGCGCTTCCACGCGTGGCGATCCCGAACGGCGGGCCACGGTATTGCGACCATGTATAAGAGGCCGGTGTCGTCGGCTCGTAATTCGACGTCAGGTTCGCGCAGATGCCGATGAAGCCGCGCGCACCGGGCTCGCCCGTCGTGAAGTCGACCGACCCGTCTGGCGAGTTCGCATAGGCATAGGCGGTATAACTGCTGACGCCGTTCGCACCGGGGGCACCGGGGAGGCCGTCGTCGCCGCGCGTGCCGGGCGCGCCGTCTGTGCCGGCCGTGCCCGATGCGCCGAACGATATGGCTCGAATCTCGCTGCCGGTGCCGCCGGCGATCGCCGCGTCGAAATATAGCGTCAGGCCCGCAGCTGCGGCAACTTCGCGCTTCAATACGCCGTCGAGGTAATAGCGGACGATCTTGCCGTCGTAGGCTACCTGGAATCGCGTTCCGTTTCCGAAGGTCCCGAAGCGTCCGCAGTACCCTCCGCTTTCGTAGATGTCGCAGCCGCCGTCGTTCGCCATGTACCAGGCATAGTCGATCGACTCGTAGCTATCGTTCGCCGACGGATCGGTGTTGAGACCCGCCATGATATCGACGGGCGGAGCCTGGCTGGTCCAGGCCGCCTGCGCAGCATTCTTCCAGCCTTCGGTCGAATAGCCGCCGCCGGTGCCCCAGCCGCCGGACGAGCGCTTCACCAGCTTGGATCCAGACACGACCACGTCACCCGACGCTGCGAGGCCGAAGCTGCTGGGCCCTACGTACTGCGCCCAGACATACGAGACGGGATTGGTGCTATCAGCTGCCGTGAAGTCGGTGTAGATCCCGACGAACGCACGGTTACCCGGGGCCTCCGTCGTGAAGTTGACGGCACCGTCCGCGCTGTCCGCATAGGCGTAATGGACATAGCTGGTTCGACCATCCACGCCGGGCGCGCCGGGCAACCCGTCGGTGCCAGGCTCTCCCTTTGTCGAGATGTCGGCAGTCGTGACCGGGCCAAGAAGAAGCCGGTCGCCGATAACGCCGCGTGCCCGGTACCGGACGCCGACCTCGTAAGCCGTGGCAGGGAGCAAACCTGTGATCTCGGTTCGCGTGACCGAACTGGCCTCCAGATTTGCGCCCGTCCAACCTGCCTCAGGCAATGCACTGGCGTCGTAGACGCGGTACTCAAATATGACCGCGTCTACGTTCCCGTTCGAGACGGCGCCCGTTACGACGATCGTCGGGGTCACGATACCAGCACTCGCGTCTATCGCGGATGCTGACCAGCTGTCAGGAGAGGGCGGTGGCACGGGCGGATCCGCAGGCCGGACCGTCGCCGTCGGCGGGGGCGTGGTCGTCTGCCCAAGCGCAAACGGATGCTTGCCGTCCGTCTCCGACCGCATTTCGAACGTCACGACCGCGCTGGCGGGGTCGATGGTCCGCTTCAGGATCAGCATTTTCTGGCCGAACGCCTCGGGGACCTCGAGCGTGACGCAGTCACCCGCCTTATAGTTCAGCCATTTCGGCTTGAGCGGCATCGTGACGGGGCCGAACTCGCGCGTGTTCTCAATATCGTAGCGCGCCAGGGACGCCGCCTGCGTCACGTTTTGGACGAGGCTGTATTCGATCTCCTTCGACCGCTCGTCGCCATCCTCAGCGATATGCGCAGGCACGACGATCGGCGCCGCTGGCACGATCTCCCAATCGTTCGCCTCGGACCGGTACCGCGGCGTGACAGTGTTCAACCGGCTGCGGATCGGCTGCATGGCCGTCAGCTTGGCATCGCCGATGATGTCCGCGACCGTAATCGTAGAAAGACTGACCCGGGGCGTGTTGATCAGGCACCCGATGCGGGCTCCGACACGCAGCGGCTCGCCCGCGCCGGCTTGCAGGATCTGCTTCAGGACGTTCCATTTGGTGTCTGGACGCGAGTAGACGACGCCCCCGACGGTCCACCCGTTCGCATTGGCGACGTTCGCACCCTCGACGAAATCGGATACGATGATCTGATCGATCGGAGCGCCAAGGCCCATGACGCGCTTGCCATTCTGATGGCGGCCGATGACCCAGGCAAGCGCGTGGAGGTATGGGTTTTCGCTCCACGCCCATGTCGCTTCGTTGTCCCACCGGTGCGAGCCGGAACCGCCAGGATAGGTGCTGTCGAGCCGCGGGTCGTACACCTTTACGCCGCGGATGACCCAGAGAGGGGCAGGGACACCATTCTGGAAGAAGCGCTGCTTGCTGTCGTAGCGCAGGCGCCAAATGGCAGCGGCGAGACCGGGAAGCTTGTGCGAAGCCGACCATCCGTTCGGCCGCGCCGACGATCCGGCCTGAACCGTGAGCGCCGACGGCTCGGGACAAGCGCCAAGCTGGCGACGCTGGAACATCTTGTCACGGAACTCGCCGATCGCATTGCCGGCGCCGTCGAAGGAGATGGGCGTCTTGTCGGACGTGAAGCTCTCGTACCCGTCGACCGGCCCCGCGCCCGAAAAGATCGTGATCAGGTCGCAGAGGTCGTTCGGCGTATCCTTGAGCGACCAACCGTCTGAGGCTTGGCGAAAGACTATGTTGCCCTTCGTGCCTGTGCGCCCCATCAGATATGGAACGCCGGCGAACGGGTCGGCGCTGAATTCTGTCTGGCTGCCGCTGCCACTGCCCGCGGGCTTTTTGGCGGTCAGGGCAGACGCGACCGAAAGGCCGGCTGCTGCGACCTGTGCGACGGTCGCAACCGTCGCAATGGTTGCCAACGTCGATACGGTAGCGGCCGAAGCGCCCGCCGCTGCTGTGGTAGCTCCGAGCAGGCCGATGCTGCCCACCGCCCCGACGCCGGTGGCAGCAAGCGCAACGGCGCCCACTACAAGGGCTGCCGTGCGGAAGGCTTTCGACATACAGTCACCTCGAAATAGGAGAGTCAGACGATTCGGATACTTCTCGCGACGGCCGTCGTGGCGCTGACCGGATGCAAAACGTCGGGAGATATCCGCGAACGCCAGGTTCGCGCGCAGTCGACATCGGCAAAGTCGGTGGACGTTATTGCTGGATGCATAGCCCTGAACGCTGCCCCAGAGCGGGGTGTTGAAGTGTCCAAGGCTGACATTCCAAACGGCGTTTCGATCGCCCAGTCTGTACGCGTGGCAGGGGTTAAGTCGGTCGTTGCCGTTTGGGATATCGAAGACCTCGGCACCAGCCGCCGGGTCACCCTTTACGTCGTCAACAAAAGCAATCGTGCAACCAGCTCTATTGAGGGACCTGCGGCGAACTGCCTTTGAACGGAGCTATGTTCGCCAAGCGGCCACGAACTCGATCGGCATCAGAATTTCTGCACCTTCGAGATCCTGATGATATCCCAGCGTGCGCCCGTTACCGACGGCAACCTGAAGCGCGCCGCCGAAAGATCCCTCGCCTGGGACCATGATGATGTCGGCGGGCAGCGCCGCCGCTGGAGCGATACGCTGGAGTCCAAGGGCGTCTAAGGCGTCCGCCAGGCTTTCGTAACCAGACCGCTTTAGAGCTCTCTGCGCGCCTAGCGCATTGGAGTAAGTGCCGGCCTTCCCCAACTGTGGGCGATGCCCGCGCTTCCGCAGGACGAAGGCAACCATCCTCGCGCAATCGTTTTTGCCGAACACCATCGGCTGGTCTTTGAATCGATCGATTGCGGCCTGCGCCGCATCTCGCCGATCAAGCATGACGTGTGCTGATCTCACTTTGTTACCACCGATCCAAGGTTATTAGTGCCCCATGGCACCGTCTGGGTAACACCGGTCACAAAGGATAGGCCAAGTGCTCCGGGCCAGACACTTTGCAGCCAGCTGTCGGACAGACGAATACCTTCTTCCAGATCGAAAAACCGTTCGAAGACTGAGACGATGTCGTAATCGACGGTGCGCTTCTTGTTGCCCCAGTTCAGCGTCGCAACGTCAAGGACGCCGTCGAAAACGAGCATAGGATCGGGAACGACAATCCCGGTCGCGGCATCGACAACGCCGAGCCAGCAGCGAGTGCGCGAGCCTTGCATGTTCGCCGCCACGAGGTTGCCAGCTGCGGTCGCAGACGATGGCAGAAGGGTCAGGCTGATACCGGGCGCCTCGTCTCCAGACCCGTCGGAAATACTATCGACCCCGCCAAGAACGCCGAATACCGGGTCACGAGCGAGAAAGCCGTCCCATGGTGCGGATTTGAACGCTGCGGGGGCATCGATAAGCTTGAGACTATATTCTGGAAAATCGATTTGTACGGCACCGAATAGGCGCACGACGGTCGACGCCAGCGCGACCTGCATGGCGGGCGATAGCTCAGCCATTATTCGACCTCGGTGATGGTGAAGTTCAAGCCTTGCGTGCGGGCGATGACATGCGTCCAGCCCTTCTCGTTGCCGGAGAGGGCGCCTTCGATCATCGGCGCGGCGAACTCGCAGATGGCGCCATTCCCCGGCGAAACGCGCAGGGCGGGCCAGAGCGGGAGCAGTGCCCGGCCGCTCGCGTCAGCGATCCGATCGGCGACGACAGCATAAAGGTAACGCCGCCCCGCGATGATGACGCTGAAGAATTGTCCCTCGCGGATGGTATACCCCGCGGCAAAGCCTCGCACGGAAATTGTCTGGCCTGCCTGGCCGGCGCCATCGACGACGGGCGAACCGGGGTTGCCGATCACGATACCCGGTTGCGGGAAGGGCATGATGACGAGGCCGCTGATGCCTTGCAGCAATCGCGAGACCCATATCCGGCTGTCGGGCTCAGGCTTCAGGCCAGGCGTCACTGCGTCCATAGCGAAGCGGCTGCCGCCCCGCTCGAGCCGCTGTGCAGGGCCGCCCCCGTCGGGAGTTTGCCAAGTCCCGAAATCCATAGGACGAGGGGTGGCCGACTTCAGGTTCGGCGTGGTTGGCAACGCGATCGCCATTACGCAAGCACCCGGCTCTGCTGTCGCGAGACTTCGCGCTGCGCCATCTGGCTGCCGCCCGCGGCACCGCGCACGGCCGCGCCGTCATCGCCTGCTTGAATCTGTGCCCAAAATTCGGGGGTCATCAGGTTCCCACTGAAATAGTAGTGCTTGTCGCCGCCGCGCATTCCAGCGCCGTCAATTCGTCCTGTCGCTCCCGCTGGCGTAACGCGCGTGCCCTTGGGCAGCCACGCCCGCTCCGGGCCATGTTCGCCGAGAAGCGCGGTGCCGCCGGACCAATATTCGGTGCCCGACGCCAGCTTCGGCAGATTGGTCGAGCCCATGGCGCTGATGGTGACGACATTGAGATCGGCACCGGCGAATGAGCTACCCGCGATCGCGGAACCACCACGGAACAGCTTGGCGAACGAGCCGAGCAGGCCGCCGCCGCCCGCGCCGCCCTGGCCGAGCGTCCACTTAGCCAGCATCTCGGCGATAGCATCGAGCCCGCGTTGCCGGAACATATCCATGATCGACTTGGTCCCGCCGGTCATTGCGTCGCGGTAATAGCTTGCAAGGTCGCGGATCCCGTCCTTGCGCCGATCATAATCCTCGGTGCGCGCCTCGAGTTGAAGGTCGCGCTCGCGATTGTAGCTGGCGATCGTCTCCGCAAGGGGGTCTTCGTTGCCGAACAAAACCTTGAACTGGGCAAGCTGCGCCTCGGCGCGCTTGGTCTGCTGATCATGCATCGCGGCGAGCCGGAAGTCGCCCGCCTCTGCCGGATTGAGCCTGCCGCTGGAAACGAGTGCGGCGATTTTCGCCAGCGTCGCCTGGTAGGCGTCCGCCGCGGCGCGCGCCGGGTCGAACTGATTCACGACGTCCGCAAGATCGCTATCGAGCTCGCGATTGGCCTTGGCGAGATCGCGCGTTTCCTTGGCGGCATCGGTCGCAGCGGTCCGCTGGGCCGCCGTGCGTGCCCATTCCACATGCCAGTGCCCTGTCTCGGCAAAGACCTTGGTCAGGCGCACGCCTTCCGCGGCGAACGCGTCGCGGATCTTCTTCGCGGTCACGCCTGCCTGAAACTGGATATCGAGCGCATTGCCGCGCTCGTGCGCGCTCGTCCCCGGCCTCGCGACCGGGTTCTCCTTCGGCTTCCCCTTGGCAATCCAGTCGTCATACAGCTGCTGCTGACGCGCGGTGCTGCGGTCGGCGCTGTTCACTTGCAGGCCAGCCGCCCGCGCGATCGCCGAGGCCTGCGATGAGGTGACCTCGCGGCCGTACTGGCGAACGGTCTCACGCGATGCCGAGACCTTGTCCGATTCGGCCTTCAGTGCGGCGATCCGGTTCTTGTCGATCTGCGCCAGTTCGCGCGTCAGGGAGGCGCCGACGTCCTCACCAGCCTTGACCCTGGCACGGGCCGCGGCGCGCGCGCCGTCCGCCTGGTCCTTATACTGCCTGGCGATGCGCGCTGACGCGTCGTTCGACCGCGCTGCGCTTTCGGTTGCCAGATCAACGCGGGTCAGGTTCAGGTTTTTCGCTGCCGCGTCGATCTGCTTCTGGTTGGCCTCCAGCTGCTGGCGCAAGCCCGCAACGCGACCGCTCGATTCGGTCAGGGCCAAAGTGCCAAGCTCTCCGCGCTGGCCGGTGCCCTGCGACCGCTGCCGGTCTACGCTCTCTTGCGCGATCGCCTGCTCGAGCAGCGCCGCGGTGACGGCGCGGATGCTCATGACCCGCTGCAGATTGACCTTGGCGAGGATGTTCGCGCGCTCGGCCGCCGAACGTTCCTGGATCGCCGATTTGCCGAGCTCGTCCGACTGCTCGCGGATCGCCGCGGCGACGCCTTCCGCCGATCGGGCAAAGCGCTCCTTCGCGATCCGGGTGTTCTCGGTCTCGGTCGCGTCCTTCTTCAGCTTGTCGACGCCGTCCTCGATTGCGTTGCTGAAATCGAACAGCTTGCCGACCAGCGGCCCGAGCACGAGCGCGGCTGCCGTCAGCGCGAGGCCCCATGGTCCGATCATGAACCGAGCGAAATCACCGGCGCGGCCTTCGAGGCTGGAAAACTGGCCTGCCACCTGGCCGCCCTGAATGGCGAACACCTGCAGGACGTTCGTACCCATGCTGATCTGGGTGAACGTGTCCTGCAGCTGGTAGCTCAGGCCCTGCATCGCAGCGCGCTGCGCGCCCGCCGAGTTACCGGCACGGCCATGGCCGACCGATACCGCGTCGAGCGCAGCCTGCTCCTGCCGCAGCTTGGCAACATAGTCGTCGAGCGAGATGGCGCCGGCGCTGATCAGGGTGCGGGCTTCCGCCATCTCCTTATCGAAACGCTGCTGCGCACCGAACGCGGGATCGATCGCCGCGCGCAACGCTACGGCGCGTGCCTCCATTTTTGCATAGGCCGCCTCGAAGACCGCCGCAGACGATTCCGCGCTCTTGCCGATGCCGTCGCGCACGCCCGCAGCCATATCCAGCTTGGTCGGGTTGAGCCCCGGCAGGAGGGCCGCGAGTTTCGACGCCTGCTTGTTAGCGAATTCCATCGCGGCATCGGCGTCGCGTCCGGCCTTTACAGCCGACTTCGCCAGGCGGCTGAATGCGGCGTCACCGGTCGAACCGATGGCGTCGAGGTCGGCGACGACCTGCGCCTTGCCCTCGGTGCCGAGACGAATAGCGATCTGACGTGCCATCGGACCTCCTATTCGCTGAAATTGTCGGGCTCTTGGCCGGACAGGTTGTCGATGATGATCGGCTCGACTGCGGGCATAACGTCAGCCAGCAGCGCGAGGTCGGCTTTCAAGGCGGTGCCCATCGTCATGATCGCGCCGAAGTCGAGGCCTATGGGCGCACCCATCGGGCCTGACCGCAATTGGCGGTCGCAAGCGGTCAGGACGCGCCAGACACCTTCTTCGGATTCCGTTTGCGGCTCGTCGACGATGTACGGGCATTCGTTGCACCGGCGCCCCGTTTCCGCGGCGCAGGCTTGCTGGCAGTATCGCTGTCCGGCATCGCCGCCGCCCCAGTGCCATTCGGAGAGGCGGCGAAGGCGTTTCCCGGCTCTTCCCGCTCGCGTTCCGCGGTGACGAACGGGACGACGTACGCGGCGTCAAACGCCTCGAAGGTGACGGGATCCGCCAAAGCCATCGCAAGATTGTCCGCGGAGAAGGCGAGCGACTCGCCGGCGCCATCGTCGCTTTCATCCGCCATGAGGCAGACCCCGCGCCAATCCTGAGCGCCCTCGGTGATCAGGGCGCGGCTCATTGCGTCACCCATTTCCTCGAGCATATCGAGCGCCGAATTTCCGTCATCATCAGGCTCGGATGCCGATACGGTGCGCGCGGCGCGGCGCGCCCGCATCAGCATCGAGCGATCGATTGGCGCGAAGAGCACCTCGGCGCCCATGACAGGGGTCCAGACGGGACCTTGGGGTTTGCGGACGAGAAGCATCAGGCGACGTAGGACGGGACGTCGTTGATCAGCGTGACCACGACCGAGTTGCCGGACGCCGCCTTCGACGACTGCCAGTTGAACGACTGCATGATGCCGTTCGGGCCGGTCACCGGCTTCTTCGCCTGCGGCATAAACACGCGGCCGACGAGGAAGACGAGACTGAACGCGCCGAACTGCCAGCCGAAGGCCAATTCCATCGGCGTGGGCGGCTGCGCGGTCGCTGCGTCGAGCAGAACGCGGTCCTTGAAGCGGACGTTCACCGATCCGGACATCTGCGCCATGCCGGGGTCACTGTCCTCGATGCGCCCGTCCGGTTGGATCGTCTCGACCTTTTCCAGGTTGTTCGAGAACGAGAAGTCTGCGCCGACGACGCTACCCAGCACTTGGCCGTCCTTCCGGACGAACCCGACCGCCTCCGGAAAGCGAGTCGTGGCGAGCGACGCGGGGCTGGCAGCGCCGACGGTCGCGGCGACTGGCACGGTTTCCCCGATGCAGATCAGGCTGCAGGTCGCGTTGAGCAGCCCCGATCGCGCGAGCGAGATCCGCAGCTGGTTGCCGCGCGCGCCGCGGTTGACCGAGAATGCCGGCACTTCGGGTGCGCCGACCTCGATCGACATCGATGGCAGCGTGACCGCACCGGATTTGAACACGTGCGTGTATGTGCCGGACGCACCGGTGACGGTCGGATCGCCGAAGAACAGGCGCAGCCAGCGGCCAAAGTTGCGGACGTCGACGGGCACGACGATGTCGCCATCGTTGGTCGCGACGTCGGGGGTGGGATCCTGCATTTCGCGGCCGGTGCCGAGCAGATCGCTTTCGATCAGGGGGCGCTCTTCGCCCAACGAGTGGCTGACCAGCGGCACATTGAACCACGGGTCGGTGCTGCCTGGCACGATGCCGGGCGTGGTCTCGAATGCAGCGACGACCCGGGCGTTAGAGCCGCGGGCGCGGGTAGGGGCGACGGCCATTCGGCTTCTCCTTCAGGACAGTTCGGAATCGGTGACGTAGGTGGCGGTGAGCACGAGCTCGGCACCGCGGGGCGGCTCCGCACCATCGGTGTAGATGTCTTCGGTTCCCGGCGCGGCGATGCCGAGCCAGTCGCAGAGGCCACCAAGCTGACGGTCAGCGGCGATCGCGGCGCCGAACCTCACCAGCATGGCGTCGAGCGCTTCCTCGCTGGTCAGCGTGGGCGTCTCGACGGCGACGAACTCGATCGGGATACGGTGGGACCAGTTGTAAGCGAGGGGGCTGAGGTCGATCTCTGGCTCGCCCGGGTCGCCGGTGCGGATGACGATGCGGCCGTTCGGGGGGATGCGCGCCGGCGCCGCCTCTTCTCCATCCAGGGCGACGACCTCAGCTAGAGGCACGGCGACCGCAGTGAGCAGCTTCAGCGCCTTCAGCACGTCCAGTCTCTTGCTCACAGCGCGCCCATTCGTTTGGTGAACTCGCTCTCGAACCGAGCTTCCCACCGACCGGCGACCGCGTTCAGGTCGAGCAGCTTCGGCATCCGTACAGAGGGAACGAGCGTGAACATGAGGATCAGCTCCTGCTTTGCGCCGTGACCGATCCGCCCTTTGCGGACCTTGCGCAGCGCGCCCCGCTTCGTCTCACCCCGGTTCTGCGCGATGAAAGCCAGCCATCGGCCGGCCTTGCCTTTGCGCAGGACGAATTCCTGATTGAACTCTGCCTGCACCTGCTCGGGGTTCATGCGCCTGGTTGAAGTAGCGCGACCGCTGCCCCGAGCCCGAGGAACGGACCTGGTCGGGATCCACAGAAACTTGCGACCGCCGGTCGGTGCGATCGTCGCGCCGCGGGTGAATGCATCAATAATGTCTGGCGCGTTCGACCAGATATATCCGCCCGGAGTGAGGCTGTTGCGCTTCAGCGGATACACCTTGTCCTGCCAGGTGTTCGCCAGCCGCGTGCCGAGGCCAGAAGATGTGATCTGTTCGCGAAGCTCTTGCTTGGCGCGGGTGGTCGTGTCGCGCATTGCGCCGGTCGATGCGCCCGCGATGTCGCCTTCTATGCCGTCCATGAGCTTCTTCATGTCGGACACCCCGACATCAATCCTCACGCGACCTGGCTTCCGCCAATGGTGGATGACAGGCCTTCGACGTCAGTCATTGCTTCGCCGAGCAACTTGAAGCGGACGGCGCCGATCCTGACGATCGCGCCACGCTGAGGATCAGCGACGTCAGACTTGCGTATCTCGAAGACGTTCGTGCCCTCGACGACCTGCTGGCCGCCGAAACCGATTTCTCTGTCCGGCTGCCCGCGGATCACGCGGATCGGGTCAGGTCGTTCCGCGCCACCTCGCGGCGTATAGAATGCCTCGTCCGAGCCTGGCGCGTAGAACAGGACGTCCAGCGCCGCGGCGAACGGGTCCATGATCAGGCCTTGTTCTGCCGGCGCGCGCGTATCGCGGCGATCAGGTCGTCCTTCAGCACCGCAGGACCGACGGATACGGACTCGGCAAGGGCGATGGCGCGGAGCTCGTCGACCTTCAACGAGTCGAGGTCGTCGACGCGGGCAAGCCCCGCCTTGACGAGGTCATCCGCCTGCTCTGGCGAAGTCTCGATCACGCCGTCGGACGGATAGCGCAGTTTTGTGCCGACCATCGCCGCGCCGATCAAATAGATCTTCTTCATCGCTGATCTCCAGCAAAGGGGGGCGGCGCAACACTGTCACGCCGCCCAGGTGCACCGGGCAAAGGGAGGTAGCGGAGCCCGGGTGTTAGGCGACCTGACCGGTCAACAGCACGCGGCCGACGGTGTCGGCGCTGGCCTGCGCCTGCGTCGCGGCGCCGATCAGCGTGTTGTTGGTGGCCGTGGTGGTGACGTTGAACGCGGTATTGTCCCAATAGACCTTCTGGCCTTGGGTCCACGCGCCGGTCGCCTTCGCAAGGTCGAACACTTCGACGCGACGAGCTTCGACGGGCTGGCCGGCCGCGGCATCGGCAAGGGCAACGGCAAAGATCGCACCGACGAGGATGCCCGAGCCCGACGCGACGGTGCGCGGGGCGATGAGGGTGAGGGTCTGACCCTGCTGGACGTAGTTGCGTGCCATCTCGGCTTACTCCTTGTCTGCCGCGGCCTTGCGGCGCGTCGGCTTGGCTTCGGTCTCAGCAGCCTGGGGGGCGACCTCGGCCTGATGCGGGTTCACAGGCTCGGCAGCGTCCGTCGTCCCGCCTGGTGCGGTGTTCGTCTCGACGGGCGCGGCCTTGTCCTGCTTGGCGGTGAAGTCGTCGGACACGTCGGTCGCGACGCCGTCGGCGACGAGCTTGTCGGCTTCGTTGTCGTCGACATGCAGGACACCCTCATGGGGGTGCCGGAGACTGCCGCCGACATAGGCGGCAGTCAGGAGGCTCAGGAATTTCATCGGGTATCTCCAGAATGGAGGGGGCGGCGCGCGCCGCGCCCCTCATCCGTCAAAGGGCGGCGTTCAGGCGCCCGGCTGCTTGTACGCGGAGCGCCAGTTCACGGCGCCGACGCCGTAATCATGGCGGACCTTCCACTCGACGCCATCCACGCGCCAGCCGTCCTGGCTGTCGGTGAACGGCTCGGTGACGCCGTTGAGGAACACCACCTCGATTGCTGGCGCGACGTTCGGATCGGCGAACGCATAGTATGCAGTGCCGGCGAGGCGCTTGCTGGCAACGATATCGGCGAACAGGCCCTTCACGATGTTGGGCTTCTGCAGTTTCGACACGGCATCGGGGTCATACTCGCTGCCGTTGATCGTCACGGCCGCACCGCGCAGGCCACGCGGTACGAGCAGCGTGTTCGGCGAGATCTCCAGATACTCGTTGCCCGAGAGATCTTTCTGCGACGCCATGGCGACGTCGATCGCGTCGAACGATGCGACACTCGGGATCGCCCCAGCCGCAGCGAGATTGCCGTGCTGCGACGAGAACAGCGCGAAGCCGTCGTTCATCAGCGGGTTGCTGTTCAGCAGCGCATAGACATCGATCTCGATGGTGAGCTTGGCGGCGCGACCGAGGTCGACTGCGAGGCCCGAGAAGATGTCCATGTCGTCGTTCACGATCATCTGCCGCGACAGGTTGATCATGTTGCCGACGGTCTTCGCCTTGATCAGCTCCTTCGCCAGATCGGGGATCGGCTTGTCCTTGAATTCGCCGGCCTCGTTGACCTGATCGAGCGCGCCGAAAGTGCCGCGCAGATAGCGGGTGTGCAGACGGAAGTCGGTCACGGTGCCGGTGCCGGCAAAGCGCGACCACGTATCCGGCGTCGTGGCATAGGCTGCCTGAAGCGTCCGGTGGATCGCGTTCTCGAACAGGACGGGGAAGTCGCTGGTCGTTTGCGTGATCACGGCTGCGCGCGGGCTCATCGCCTCGCGAACGATCGCGTCGGGATCGCGCGACGTGACGTTCATGCCGATGTTGGCGAGCGACTCGCGTGCCAGATCGACGTTGCGGACGCCGCGGAACTCACCTGGATCGATCTTTACGGTTTCGCCGCGCAGAGCCGCTGCCTTCTCGACGAGGTGGGCGACGCCCGCCTTGACGAGCAGCCAGTTGGTGGCGCCTTCCCGAAACTTCTCGCGCTGATCGACGGTCACGCGCGCCGGGCTGTTGTGGCCGACGTTGGCCGCGTCACCGCCCTCGGCGAGCTTGTCGAGGATCTTCTCGCGCGCGACGGCGAGCGTGGTGTCGCCGTTCACGAGCTCGTCGACGAACTCGTTCGTCATGCCGTGCTTCGTGCCAAGCGCGCGGATGCCACCGACGCGGGCGCGCTCGGATGCGACCGCAGTGTCGATACGCGCCTGCGCATCTGCGGGGGTGATGGTCTCGGCCGGCTTCTGCTCGCCCGCCGGCTTTTTGTCCTGCTCGGACATAGTCGTCTCCTGGTTGGGTAGGGGAGCGGCGGGTGCCGTCCGGTGTGCGCTCGCCATCGCCGACGTGGTGATGAGCGGGCTATCGGGGGCCTTGCGGAACCCGAATGCTTTGACGTTGATCGCGGCGGACGCGGTGATCGCGCTGCTGATCGACGTGATGAAGTTTTGAGCGAGGGCCTCGGTCGCCGTCATCCACGTCTCGGCATCGAGCATGGAAATGAGGTCTTCGGCGGCGAGCCCCGTCTGGCCGGAATAGATGCCGACCAGCTGGTCACGAATGCGATCCAACTGGTCGGCAGCAGCGCGAAGCTCCTTCGCGTCGCCGCAGGCGCAATCCCAGGGATTGTGAATCATCATCAAAGAATTGTCGGCCATGATGATCTCGTCGCCGACCATCGCGATCGTCGACGCCATCGACGCGGCCAGGCCGTCGATGTGCACGGTAATCTTGCGGCCGCCCTGCTTTGCGCGGGCGAGCGCGTTGAAGATGGCGAGACCTTCCATGACGTAGCCGCCGGGCGAATTGATCCGGACGTCGAGGTCATCCGATCCCGCGGAGATCAGCGGGACGAGCGTTTTCGCGTCGAGACCGTCCCAGCTATCGCCGACGATCCCATAGATGAGGATTTCAGACATTCAGGCCCCCTGGGCTGCGCCATTGGTGGATGCGGCTGGCGCCGCCGGGTTGCCGACCGCCGTGACGTGGCGCGGATCGGAATCGAAGATCAGGCCGAGCGCGTCGATCTTCTCGGCATCAGCCTTCCATTCGGCGAGGAACGTGTCGGGATCCTCGCCGCGCTCGCGCGCCGCCTGCGAGATCGTCATCTGGCCGGACCGAATTGCATCCCGGTTGGCCTTCACTTCGTCCGACGGGTTGATCATCGCCCGACCGGGCGGGGTCCACCGGACCGTGACACCTTCGACGTCCTCGCCGACCATGATCAGCGCATCGATCATCCACGCGGCGACAGAGTCACAGAACTGGGGAATGAACATCGTCCACTGCCACGTCGCAAGCGATCGCTGGTATTCGAGCCAACCCATGCGGCCGGACGAGAAGTTCACGTTCGACAAGTCGCCGGTCAGCGCCTCGTACGGAACGCCGAGGCCCGCCGCGACGGCGCGCAGCGAGACCTTGGTATAGTCGGCATAGCCATCGACGCCGGGGGGCGACGAGAACGACACCTCCTCGCCAGGCCGAAGATACTGGAACGTGCCGGGTTCGACATAATCGAGCGGCTCGCGGTCCTCGACAGCGTCATCGGTCGCGATGCCGGGAATCGCATTGCCGTCATCATCGCCGGTGACGACGCCCACGAAAGCGGACGCGAGCTTCTGCCGGGTCAGCTGCGCGTCTTCGAAGTCCGCGAAGTCCTTCATTCGTAGCACGATCGGTGCAAGCCAAGTCGCACCGTGCTCCATCTCCGGCCGGTCAGCGCGGAAGACGTGAGCGATGTCCACGGCAGGAATAAAGGTCGAGCCCAGCGACGTCGTTCGACCGCTGCCAGGGTGGCCGTTGTACAGCCAGTACCCCTCGCGCGCGCCGATCGGCGTGAACTGGACGCCGTTGATCAGGAAGCCGCCATTGGCGCCCGGGGCCGCGGCCAGCGGACCATGCTTCGACGGGTCGATATAGTCAGGCTCAAGCACCTGCATCTGAAAGGGCAGGGGCAGCCGGTCGGACATGCGGCGCCAGCGGCGGCGAAGCACGACCGCACCACTTTCCACGATAGTGCGCGCTGCCTGAAGCTGCAGGCCATAGAGATCATGCCGGCCGCTGGAATCGCACGACTTCGTGTCGAAGTGCCTTCGCGCGATCTTGTTTAGCCGGTCGTCGATGACGCCGTTGCGGTAGACCTGAAACGTGATGCCGGTGCCGACGAGGTTGTTTGCGATTGTCGCGACGCCCCGCGCTGCGAACGGATTGTTCCGGACGAGGTCGCGAGCGATGCCCCGAAGTGCTGCGGTGACCGCCGGCGATAGCTCGCCATTCGCGTCCCGCTGCGTGCGCCGCCACCCCGCCGAACGCCGCCCGAAGGTTGCACCGTCATACTCTGCCCGCGCGCCGCGACCGCGCGCGATGCGTTGCTTTGGTGCCACTGGCGTGGAAGGCGTGACCTGCTGCGACTGCCGGCGAAACAGCCGATCGATTAAGGTACGATCCGACAAGGTCAGAGCCCGCTGCGGTAGTAGGGGACGCGGCGACGCAGCACGCCACTTGCGGCGCTGGCCTGCATCTTGATCTGCGCCTCAACGACGGCGATCGCCGCGGTGACTGCCTCGACCGATTGGAAAGTCGTCTCGCGTCCGTCGGCGAAGCGCACCTTCTGCGCGCCCATGGCAACAGCCAGCAACGACTGGTGCAGCTTGTCGAGGTCGGATTGCTGATATGCCATGCCTACCTCCTTCGGTTGCTGGTGAACGGGTTCGTTTTGATCCGCTTGGCCTTGGGAGTTGGCTCGCGGGTTTGATCGGCGCTCGTCGAGAGCCATTCCGGCTTCGGCTTCGCGGCGCGTTCTTCGGCTTTTTGCTTCGCTACCGCCTGAGCGACTTCCGGATCGGTCGAGGCCGCTGCAACAACCATGTTCAGCTTCATCCCAAGCTGGAGAAGACCGGCCAGCGCAGCCATGGCGTTGACGCGACAATCGGTTGCCTCGTTTGCCTTGCCCTTTGGGCAGTCCCAGACCTGGTAGACCCGGCCACTGGCGACCTTTGGGACAAGACGTTCCGCGGTCAGTTGCTCGTACCAAGCCAGCTCGCGCTTGGTGCTGAAGTGCATGTAGCCCGGCCCGGGATCGGTGAATGTGAGCCGCGCCCGCAACGTGTCTTTCGCGGAATTGACGCCGATGATGATCGGCTTGAACGTGGTCCGGGTCCGGTTGCTCGGTTTGACGGTCGGCCATAACGGCGATCGTTTGCCAGTCCGGTCAGATGCACCCTTCGTTGCCCAAACTTTGCGGCCGAGCCGGGCCTTCGAGAACTCGTAGACCTCCTTGGCGCGGTGACCGCCGGAGTCGATGCACGTCGCGTCGACTGCAAATTCGCGACCATCGGCACGCTTGAATGTCCGCAGTAGCTGGCGGTCGACTTCGTCCCACGTTGCCTTCTTCGAGGTGTCGCCCTCGACGACGACATACTGCAGAGACCAGCTTTCCTCGTTCGCGCCCCAACCGACGAACTCGAGCTCGACACGGTCATCCTGCGTATCGCCGCCGACCGTGATAACGCCGACGCCGTCGGGGACTTCCGCCGCCCAGTTTTCCGCGCGCGCAGCGAGAAGTTCGGCAACGACCTCCTTCGACGACGACCGCTTATGCGGCTTGCCCAGCTGGGTGTTGTCGAACTTCACCCGTTTGTCGGGATCGTTCTTGCTGGCGAGCCACTTCGCCGCGATCTTGGGCGGCGCGTCGTTCGGCCAGGGGCTGAACACCTTGCCGGCGGTGAAGCTAGCGTGCTCGTTCGGCACCGGCCATGTCCCGCAGTCCGGGCAGCGCGCCCGGTACACCGCATGACGTGGTCCCTCCCACCAGTCCCACGTAAGGGCGACTGCATCAGAATCCGGATCAGCTTTCCATGCCGCCGCGTACGCCAACAGCGGGTCGACGTGCTTACCGCAGCAGCGGAAACGCTTGGTCTGATGCCACCGGATTGTGCCCAGCGCGGTCAGGCGCTGGCCTTCGCTCCACCCGCATCCGCATTCTTCACAAAGTACCTGCGCTGTTCGAGGATAATGCGCGGTGACGTTGCCGTCCTCGTCGTAGTCCTTGTCCCAGTTGATGTGCTTGAAGAAGTCGAGGAAGTTGCGATGCCCGCATTCCGGACATTCTACTGAGGCCTGCCGCTGATCCCCCTCGAGGTAGCTGCTTTCGATCAGGCTTTCGCCCTCGATCGTGGGCGAGCAGACCCGAACCGATAGCGACCCGACGTAGGTTGCCATGCGCTCGTCAGCGAGACCGATCGGGTCACCTTCGCGGGTGATCGGATATTTGTCGGTCTCGTCGCAGAACACCCTCTTGACCGGACGACGCGCCAGGTTGTCCGGACTGCCAGCGCCGGCGAGAGCGAGGAAGCCGCCGGGAAACGCCTTATACAAAAGCGTCTCTTCGGCCGATCTCGTCTTCTTGGTGCCGATCAGCTTGCGCAAGACGGGCGTGGCACGAATGAGCGGGGTGATCCGCTCCTTCGAGAACTGCTCGGCAGCCGCCTCCTTGGGCTGCACGATGAGCATTGGTGCGGGGTCGAGGTGAACGAAGAAGCCGACTGCGTTCTCGATGAGCGCCGTCTTCATCAGCTGCGTGCAGACCATGCCGGTGATCGTCTCGACGCCGAGCTCGGTCACTGCGAGCATCGGCCCGCGCGCAATCTCCACTGTCCGGGTCGACCAATCGCCCGACGTAGAGCCAGCCTCAGGCGCCAGCTTGCGGAAGCGATCGGCCCACTCGGGGACGCTGATGCGTGGCGGTGGGGTGAGCCCCCGCCGCCACGATCGTTCTAGCCGTTCGCCCTTACTCTGCGTTTGCGAAGTCGGCTTCCGGCTCGCCGAGGGAGGCGAGGTGCTGCTGGACATGCTCGTTCAGCGCCTCCAGCAGCGACTCGACAGCGATCCCAAGGGAGGCAGCGATCAGCGGCGAGACGCGCGACGGCCAATTGAGCCAGGCATCACGCAGCGACCGCGCCATGTTGAACATAAGGGTCTCGGCGACTTCGAGATCTACGACGTCGCCAGCTTCGCGCCGGGCCGCCAGCAGGCTGCGAGCGGCGAGCCCGTTCTCCTTTACGCGCTCGGCCTCACCGGTGAGGGCGAACCGGCCGGCAAGGACCTCGGCGATGAAATCCTCGTCGTCGAGACGTAGCGGATCCGGGCCATCATCGGCGGGTGCGGACACTTTCGCCGCGCGCTTCGAGGTGCGGACAGCGGGTGCGGACATTTGCTTGGTGTCCGCACCACTGTCCGCACCCTCGGCGGCCCTCCGGTTGGTCCGTCGCCAGCCCGTTCCAGCGAGGGCGCGATCAAGCTTCCCATCGGCCGAAACCCGCAGTTTTCCTTCGCTTATTGCGCGGCGGACTAGCTTGTCGCTGCACCCATCAATGCGGGCAAACTCGCGGATACTGACGGTGTCGGAGGGTGCGGACATTTCAGGTGCGGACCCCTTTGGCGATCTGTAGCTGGGGATCGTTCACGCCTTTGCCCCCCGTATTGCCTGAGAGCCCGGGAAGGACCCAAAGGGGTGGGGCTCACCGCCCTCGGACAACGGCTCGGAGGTCGATCGCTGCCTGCTCAGCCTGCTCAATGAGCCGTTCGCTGCGCCCTTGGTGACGAGATCCACTCGCCATATCCTCGGCGATACGCAGCACGCGCATGCCGATCGCCTCCACCACGTCCGCGGTAGTTGGCTGATACCGCGTCGTCACATGACGCCCTCCGTGGCACATACGAAAAGAGCCGCAACCCTTGCGGGCGCGGCTCTGACAACTGGTCATCTGGATACGTTGCGGGGGTGAAGTAGTCAACGTCCAAAATATATCGATAATGGATGTTCTAACTGATTGACCAGATTGCGGATTGCCCACAGTCTTCGTGCGCTCGGCCTGGGGAGGCCGATGAGGAGGGGATACCAATGAAAATCGCTATCAGCGCGCTTGTTTGCGCGCTCACTTTTTCTGCGCCTGCTGTCCAGGCTCAAACAGGTCCGACCGCGGCGGCAGCAATCACCACCGGCACGCTGCGCGCCGGGACCTCAGTCCCGCTCAAAATGTCGGAGGCACTGACCACAAAGGGCAAGAAGCTGAAGGTTGGTCAGCGCTTCCAGCTTGAGACGGCAGATAACGTAACGGTGGACGGGAACGTCGTAATTCCTGCCGGCAGCCCTGCCGTCGGAGAGATCACCGAGGTGCGTAACAAGGGAATGTGGGGCAAGTCGGGGCGCATCAATGCGCGCGTCCTATACGTCCGGGCGAATGGACGACAGATCCGCATGACTGGCGTGCTTGATGACAAGGGCACGACCGGCACCGCTGGGGTTGTCGGCGCTGTTGCGCTTCTGCCGGTTGCTGGGTTCTTCATGACCGGAACAAGCGCGGAGATTCCATTGGGCTCGCCGGTCAAAGCGTTCGTTGATGAGGACATTTCGGTTGCGGTTGTACCGAATGCCGCACCGATGGTGGTGGCACCGGCCGCCCCGGTTAGCGTCCAAACTGGCGTGGCCGTGAAGAATTAAGTTCATGCCCCTTCGGTCGGTTGATCGGCCGAAGGGGCGTCGCCTACGACAGCCTCTCCTTCATGGCGATAATATCCGCGACGAACTGGACGGTGACACGCGCTGTCGCCACCTGATCATTTCGGCAGTCGGTCAACGCCGATCCAGCGAAACCCGCGGTCTCATCGAAACGACAAACGTTCTCGAAAACCGACCAATACTTGGCCGGGATATAGGCCTTGATCCGCTTCAGATCGTCGAGCGCTTCCTGCTCTGCCCAGCCATTGCCCTGACCAGCGCCGGGAATGCGCGCCAGATCCATAACCAAGGCCTTGCCGCCCAGTTGCGCCCATAGCGTCTCGCAATGATCGATAGCAGCGACTTGGCTCTCCGACAGCAGCTTGGCCGCCTTCCACCGCGCGACCGGCGTGCCGCCTCGATTTATCAGTGTGTGCTCGGTCACCACACGGCCGGCATCACGCAGCGGGACGTCGACGATAGCATGCATCCCACGCGCCACCTGGATCGCGGGTGCGCCGATCGCTTCGCCCTTGGCAGTCACAGCTTCGGCCATGCGCTGCTCTGCCGTCTTCGGCTGCCGCTTGATTTTTGTGCTCGCCTTCGCTGCTCGCCCCATCGTCTCAACCCCTGCTCTTATAGGTATGTGTCATGCTGCTCGATCGACGAAGCGGATGATCTTGTCGTCGGCCTGGCGCTGGCTGATGATGAACGGGCGGCGCGACTGTCGAACCCATGACATGGCATTGAGCTTGTCACAGTGAGCGCGCAGCTGCTCGGTGCCTACATCGCTGCCGCGGACGGCATCGGCCTGAACTGCCAAGGCGGCCTCACGAAGCTCGCTGGCCTTTGGCATGAACTTGCTTTCCCGCGCCCAGCGCCGCGCCGCGCTGTCGAGAAGAGGCGGGGGCATGTCCGCGCAGTCCTCAGCCAGCAGCACGAGGGCCTCGGCGTGAGCCTCAAGATCAGCCTTTCCAGATGGTCGATAGCGCAAGCCGAGGTTCGCTATGATCTCCCCGATGATCGGGGGCACCGTTGCTCGCCTGGGCTGCTCGCGCTGCTCGTCGCATGTCGAGGGCAGGGTCAGGGCGCGCCCCGCGAAGATCGGATTGATGCCCTGGTCGTCCAGATACCGCGTTGCCATTTCGGGGTTCCCATTTCCTTGAATTCTTGACCCAGGTCCTCCACGAGGCCTGCCAATCTGCGCTCAGTGTTGCCCTCACCCGATGATGATCGGCGAAGTGCTCAAGCTCGTCCTCGACCCTGCCGGGCGGCCAACCGCTGACGGTTGTCTCGGTTATGGATCCCGACTTCATCACCGGTGCGAAGTCGTCTGGCAGATGGGTCATGGACGGCTTGACCGGCTTGGCTCGCGAACCCGAAGAAGGCGCAGCCTTCTGAGGTATGGTGGTTCTTGGTAGTTTGGGTGCCACAGTGGCGGGGGTAGGCGCCTCTCTGACGGGGGTGACTGTGTGACGGGGTGCCACAGTGACGGGGGGGCCAGACTGACGGGGGTGAACGAGATATATCCGACCCCGGCCAGGCAGGTCCTGCCAGTTGATGTGGCCCGCATCTTTTAACGCTTGCACTGCGCGCTGGACGCTGCGCTCTGACAGCTTCGTCTTGGCCGTCAGCCCGGTCGGACCGTTGATCCCGGGCCAGCAACGAGCCTCGTCGTTCGCCATGATGGCGAGCACGTTCAGCACGCTTTGTTCAGGCGCGCTGATGCCTTCGACATTCATTGCCGCTCGGCACAGGTCAAAGCCCGTCAGGAGGGTCACGCGGCAATCGCCTCCGCACGAAGCTTGGCGGCGTGCTCGACCATCAGCGCGGCGCGCGCGTCGAGCGCATCGGCCGCCGCCCGAAGATCGTCACACGACACGCCCCGCTCGGCGCTGGTCTTCGCGCGCAGGCTGCGTGGCTCGATGTTCATAGCCTCGGCGAGCGCCGCGGCACTGCCCAGCAGCGCGCCGGCCTTCATCAGCCCAGCCATGCGCGGGACCGATAGAAGGTGCGTGTGAGCCGCTTTGGAGGCTCGCTTAGCGGCCTTCCGCTTGGCCTGTTCGGCTGCCTCCTGCTGGCGCCGGGCGTCGCCGCGCGCGCGCATGGCCGCGTCGAGGTCTGCCATGCTCGACAGGTGAGCCGGTTTAGCGGCGCAGCTATGAGTATCGGTCTGCATGTCAGTGCATCCCGATCGAGGTAGCGTCAGCCATGCGCGCGATCTGGGCGGGGCTGTAGAGCGTCAGGATCTTCGCTGTGGCGACAGAGCAGCCGAGCAATTTGGCTTTGTGCTCGAACATCCGAACCATGGCCCGCCGCAGCTGTTCAGACGGGTCGATCTTGTCCGGACGGTTCTTGGTTGGAGCGCTCGAGCCTCGAAGCGCGCGCGCCGGGCGCGGGCCAACCCAGACCGGCTTCCCTTCGCGCATCATGCGCTTCCGGGCGTATCGGATCCGATCATAGGTGACGCCGGCACCCGAGACGGTGCCCGAGAGCATCGCGTAGACGTCCTGCAGTGAGTGCGTGAGCAACAGCGCCTCGACCAGCGACCGCTGCGCCGCTGCGGCGTCGACGGCTACCGCTGGCGTGGTGCGGCTCTTCGGGCGCGTCACGCTGCGATCCCCGCGCGCACGTCGTAGTGCATCGGCCGCGAAGAACCGTTCGCAGAACCGGGCTCAACCGGCACTGCGCTACTGAGCGCGTCCATAGTCATCTCCGTTGCGGGGTTTTCCGCGTAATATTCGTCAGTTATTCGTCGACCGCGTCCGACAGCTGGGCGATGACGGCGCGGGCGCGCGTTTTCAGCTTGGCTGCCTCGACGTGATCAATCTTGCCGTCCGACCGAGCGACACAGACCTCGGCAACAAGGCCCGATGCAGCAGCGGCGATACCGTCCCAGCAGGCTTCCGACTGCTCGATCGGCGTGAAGCGGACGTCACCTGGCTCGGTCAGCATGTTCATGGCCTCGCGAGGCAGGAACTTGCGGAGCACGAGGGCGACATGAAGGGGCATGGCCGCGCCATTGGCGTAGCTCTTGAGCGTGCTCTCGGGGATCCCGGTACGCACTGACAGCGCGGCGCGCGTCATGGGCGTGCCGGGGCCTACGAACATCGAGAACATCATCACCTGACGTTCCGCGACTTCCTGTGCAATTCGCGACTCAGTGGACATGATGCTGTCCCGCGTCACGCGTAGAAGACCCGGCATGAACGTCGAAACCATCCATGCTGCCAGTGCCCATCCAGGCGAGCTCGTCGCCGTATTTGGATGGGTCACCGACGCGGCCGCTCGCCGTGTTCAAGACGACGGATACGGCCACCATCCAGGCGGCGCCCAGCAGATAACCGGTGCCGATCTGGCGAACGGACTGGCTGAGGACAGCCGCGGCGATCAGCGCGATCAGCAGGCCGACGACGACGATCAACGCAAGCTTTCGCATCAGGCGGCCTTTCGATCACGGGAGGGGCAGACCGGCGTTTGGCAGGACCGAACCGCAATTGCGGCTCGGCACCCGCAGGCCGTGCAGAGCGTGACGTCGAGGACGGGAGCCTCGGCGTACACAGGATCAGACACAGTGTGCATGGAGAACGTGTCGCCGTTCATCACCAGCACCGCCGATGCGATGCCGGAGACGCGTGCGGGCTCCATGGAGGGGAGGGAGAGCATCACCTATGCCGCCCGCTTCTGTTCGACGGGGGGCGTGTGGCTCGCCATGAAAGCACGGATCTTCGCGTCTGTTTCGGGCCAGACCCGCCGCCCGCCGCGAATGTCGCGAACGAAATGGGGATCCTTAGCGGCCAGCCGGCCAAACGTAACTGGAGCCATGTCGTGCAGCGTCAGGAACGCTTCGATCGTCTCCGGCAGCGGGGGAATTGGCGTGTCCATGGACCAACCATGTACGTAGGAAGCGTCCTACCGTCAAGCAGGATTAGTAGGAACTCTCCTATCATTCACGCTGATCCGGAAATGTGGGATGCATCCTACATGACTGACGAGCCGCTCCCGACGCCATTGCAGGAAATCTTGCTTCGCACGATCTCCACGTCTGGCAAGACGCGAGAGCATTTCGACACGCTTTATCGCGCCAAGATGGGGAAGACCGGGAAGCCGATTTACGACATCATGCGAGGCGTCAGCAAACGCCCGCAGCCTGACACGTTGCGCGCGATCGCGCAGGTCATGGGCATGGAATCAGAGAAGCTGGTCCGCATCGTGTACGGGCAGCCGCTCGCCGTCGCAGCCTCGGTCCCGGATCAGCCGGTCGCGCACTCCGCAGATGGCGGCGACACGGTTGAGATCATCAAGCTGGACCTGGCATTCTCCATGGGAGCGGGCGCAAACGTAGACGATTACGTCGAGGAAGAGCGCGTCGCGTTCGACTTGGGCTATGTCCGGTCGTTTACACGCACGTCACCCGAAATGCTGCGCATCGCAACGGGGGTAGGGGACAGCATGCACCCGACCTTGAACAGCGCGGATCTGGTTTGGATCGACATTACGCAGCGGACGCTCAACCAGGCTGACCGGATATGGGCGGTATCGATCAACGGCGCGGCAGCTATCAAGCGTCTCCGGCCAGTCAAGGATGGGCGTATCCTGGTGGTGTCGGACAACCCTTTGGTCGAGAATTACGAAGTCGAGCCGGGCGAGCTCCTGATCGGCGGTCGGGTCATCCGGTTCGCCCGCGACCTATAAAAGCACGCATCGATGCGGCGAGTCGTTATGTAGGACGTGTCCCACTTAACCGTTGACAGCGTAGGACGTGTCCTACTATAGCGCTTCTATCAGGCTACTCCGGCCCGGTAGGAGATCGACGTGGGCTTTTCCCGCTCAGCATTTCAAACTCGGAAGCCGCCGCGGGCAGGGCGCCCAGCGTGGAAGTGCGCCGAGGAATACAAGCGGTGGCTGCGAAAGCTACCGTGCGCGCGGTGTAAGCATGTCGGCAGCGACACGAACCCGATCGTAGCCGCGCATGTCGACATCGCAGGCGGGAAGGGCGCATCGACCAAAGTCGCTGACCGCCACTGCCTGCCGCTCTGTAATCACTGCCATATCGAGCAGACCGATGTCGTCGGCTGGCCGACCTTCGAGAAGCACCTGGATGGCGGCGACGCCGTGGTGCTGGCCGGCGTCTACTTCATCGAATGGCCCGGCCGCCGGGAATGGGAGCGCGAGCTTTCCGCCAACCCGGCGCCGCAGCGCGGGGCGCTCGCATGACCGGTCGCACGATCAAGTCGCACGACCCTGACCTCGATCAGACGATCCTCGATATGTCATCGGCATGCCATCGGCTGGCGATTGCCGAGGAACGGGTTGCGCTCGCGCACCGCGCTGAGAATTCGCACCAACTGCTGCCCGGCGCGGTCGCGCAGGCCGCAGCGATCCGCGATACCATCGCGGCGCGCGCGCACCGCCTCAACCTCAAGCCATTCGGGCTGCGGCTGATCATCGAGGAACACGAGCGCCTGCGCCAGAAGATGGGGCGCCGCCCGAACATGGAGCAGCTGGAGCGCGCGGTCGAGGCCGCTGCCGCGCAGCTGGCGCGCTTGGCGCAAGCTGATGCAGCCCACCAGTACGACGCCGAGCTCGTCGCGCGCCGTTCGCAGCACATGGCCGGCGCGAGCGTCAAGGCCATCGAATATCTGAGGGCCTGCGCATGACCTATGCCCCACGCCCGCGCGCCATGGGCGAGATCATCGGCCGGCAGCCCGCCACCATCTACGTCACGCCGTCGAAGGCACCGTCGTGCTGGTACGGATCGATCCGTGGTGGCGTGAAGACCGGCTTCGGCGACCACAGCGTCACCGGGGGCGATCGTTTTACGGTCGAGCAGAGCCGGTCTCTGATCAGCCGCGGTATCGACGTACTCACGGCGCCCGCCATGAAGGTGCAGCGTAACGCCGCAGACCACGAGATCTACAGCGGCCTTGGGCTTCCTGCGGTCTACCAGTTCGACTGCCCGATCCTTTCAACGCGCGCAGACGGCAGGGTGCGGGTGATCGCCCCCAACGGCGCCGAGAAGCTCGTCGAGGCTGATGGCTGGACCACCGCCTCGCGCTCGCGCGGCCACACGCGCAGGGCCGCATGACCGGGCCAGCGCTGCCTTGGCCCCAGCTGCCACCCGTTCCCGATCTCGCCGGCCGCGTGTCGCCCGAGATCATGATCGACCTCATTTTCTCAATCGCAAGCCGTGGAGTTCGCCCGTGACCTGGGACCTGTTCATGTACGGCGCCGGTATCGGCTGCCTGTTGTCGATGTTCGTCATCGCGGCTGTAGTCTTCGTCGAAGACCTCTATCACCGCTGGCCCCAGATCATGACCGCCCTGCGCGGCAACGATCGGCGCGGCTTCGTGCCCCTTTCCCCGACTGCCTCGGTCCGTCCCCGCGGGATTCGCCATTCCCGGCCGCCCGTCGTCGAGGCCGACGCCCAGCCAACCTGTTCGAAGGTCGTTGCATGAGCGCTCGCCATTTCGTTGGCGTCGGTGCCGGCAAGGATAGCCTTGCAACAGCGCCGGTTGCGAACGACCGCGCGGAACGCACGCCGGACCGTGGAACGACAGACCGCGCCCTATCAGTACGCTGCGCAGGATTGATGAGTGCCGCGCCTGTCGTCTGCTACCTCCGGAAATCGGTCGTCCGCACGACGAGATCTCCGGCGCGAAGGCCCTCGATACGCCATCGATTTTCGACCGCGGCTCGAAGTAGAGTGGCTACTCTTTCCGGCGATTTGTTACGTTCGAGCAGCGCAAAATGTACGGCCGCCGCTGGTGACAGCTGGCCACGGACAATGGTTGTCACCGGTTCGAAAACTCCGGGGGCACTATTGTCGGTGAATTCCAGTTGGAAGCTGCCGTCGTCATTGATCATAAGCCGCCGGCTCCATCTGATCCGTCACCTGTCTCATTGCGGGACTGGGCAGGTCAATAGCGGCCTGCCCATAAATCACCTCGGTAAGCGTCCTTGCGCCGGTAGCATTCGGTCGAGCTCAGTCCGTCTCGCTGGTGCCGCTTCCGTCGTCGGTCGACTTCCACTTACCCTCGGCAACTTGATCATCGTCATCGCCGTCAATGGCTTGCTCATATGCAGCGCTCTCATCCGCGATGCCGGCGTCGGTGCTTTTTTTCGCCGTGTCCGCGAAGTCAGCCTTGCTCGGGTCGGCTGGGTTGCTCTCGGTCATGATCAACTCCTCTGCTGGAGCGACCTCAACGCGCCATTGCGGTCGGCAGGGCCCGATCGATCTTCCTATCTCACATCAATAGCCGAGAGCTCCCGGCGATGAGCCTTGCTCCGCAGCGGCTGCCTGATTGGCCGGTCTACATGGCCCGTGAACTCGCGCTCTCGTACGCCAGTGTTGCAGCGTTGACCAAGGTTCAGCGAGGCGGTGGCAGTTGGCTTGCCCCGCTCGCCCTTGCCGCAAAAGCCCACCTCACAGATCAGGAAGGACAGAGCCGATGAGCGCCGCCGTCTTCAACGTCACAGGCCTCGCCGATCGGTGGGGCTGCGGGACCGACACAATCTACAGCCTGATCCACAGCGGGAATCTGGTTGCCTTCAAGCTGGGCGGAAAGCTGCTCAGGATCCGCGCCGAAGAGGTGGAGCGTTACGAATGTCAGAATATAGCATCCAACGATACCGAGGCGTCCTTGCGATCGTCTGGTTCGAAGAGGGCAAACGACACCGGCATTCGCTTGGAACGACTGATCGATCGTCAGGCGAGTCCGCAGCGCGCGCGTTCTGGCAGCGGCGCGCAGTAGGCGGCCAGGCGGACACCGTCGGCGAGGCGGTGCGAGCCTATTTGAAGGCTCGGGCCGGGATGCTGTCGATCAAGCGCGCCGAGGTGGCGTGGAAGGCCGCGCAGGAGTTCTGGGACAAGCTGCCGATCGGTCGCGTCGACATTCAGGCGTCAGAAGATTACCGCGCCCGCCGCGCCCATTGCCGCGCGATCACCGTGCGCAACGAACTTGCCGTGATCCGCGCCGCGCTGAACTGGGCAGCGAAGCACAAGATGATCACGGCCGCGCCGTTTATCCAGATGCCGAAGCTGCCGGCGTCGCAGGTCGGCCACCTCTCGAAGGCGGACTTTCGCAAGCTGGTCGACTCGGCGGTCCGGCCGCACGTGCAGCTGTTTATGAAGCTGGCGGTCGGGACCGGGGCGCGGTCCAACGCGCTGCTCGATCTCAAATGGGACCAAGTCGATTTCGCCCGTGGGCTGATCACGCTCAACCCGGTCGATCGGGTGCAGACGAGCAAGTACCGGGCGACGGTGCCGATGAACGCCCAGCTGCGGGCGACGCTCGAGGAAGCGAAGGCCGGCGCGCTGTCGGACTATGTGATCGAGCACGGGCTGGAGAAGATTGGGTCGGTGAAGAAGGGGTTCGCCGCGGCATGCGTGCGCGCAGGCATCAAGGCCACGCCGCATATGCTTCGCCATAGCGCGGCCGTTTGGATGGCCGAGCAGGCGGTCCCGATGACGCAGATTGCGCAGTTCCTAGGCCACACGGACGGCAGGATCACCGAGCGCGTGTACGCGAGGTTTGCACCTCAATTCCTGTCCACCGCCGCCGATGCGCTCGAATGGTAGGTTCAATTGCACCAATGAACTACAGTTGGAAGGAGCAACAAATGGCTAAAAAGCTGGTGCCCCCGGCGAGATTTGAACACGCGGCCTACGGTTTAGGAAACCGTCGCTCTATCCGGCTGAGCTACGGGGGCATCGAGGCTTTTTAGGTCGGTCGGGCGAGGGGATCAAGCGGGGCCTGCGCGCCGCGGATTCTGTCGTCACATCGCCGGTGATGCCGATCAGGCGACGTCGGCCACTTCGTCGAAGCGGCCGGCGTCGCCTGGCATCACGGTCGGGCTCAGGCCTTCACGTGCTGCGAGATGTACTTGTTCATCTCGAACATCGTGCACTTGTCGCGACCGAAAACCTTCTTGAGCTTCTCGTCGGCGAGGATCTCACGCTTGTTCTCGGGATTCTGAAGATTGTTGGCCTTGATATAGACCCACACCTTGCTGATCACTTCGCTGCGCGGCAGCTTGTCCTTGCCGACGATCTCAGCGAGCTCGGGAGAGGGCTGGACGGGGGCGTGGATGCCGCCGGTCTTGGGAGCTGTAGCCAT